CGAGGATATCCTAGTTGAAAACACATTTCGATTATAACACCATAAATATCTTCTGGATGTTCGTTCTTATCTATGAATTTATCGGCATCTCCTACTGCAGTTTCAAAGTCTTTTTCAAAATATCTCATAACAACGTCATCTGAATATTCTACATTTTCTTCTAAATCATCAGATTGTAATACTAAATGCCCTACACCAAAGGTTTTAAGACCTAAAGAATCTTTATATATCTTATTTATTTTGCCTTCGTGTTTAATTATACGTTCTTTAATCGTTTCCAAAATAACACTCTCCGTCTTTTTTTACGAATAACAATTTTACACCATATTCATCTTGTTTACTAGTAGGTTTTCTGTATATCTTTTGTCCGTTTTTCTTTCTAAATGTTTCACTTTTAATATCTATACCTATTAGTTCTTTACCATTAAATATAACTACGTCTATAAAACCAGTAACATGTACGTTTTTAAATACATGATAGCCTTGTTTTAATAACCAAGAAATCCCAGCATGTTCTGATGATGTTCCTTTGACCGATTTACTCAGAGACACTAATTAAATATCTCTAACGAACCTATGCTATCTACTATTTTATCAACCATTGAAGTTGGCTTAGGTGGTTCTTGATCTGCTTCAATTGCTTGAGTTCCTGATACAGCAGTTACTGTTCCTAGTTTTTCTTGATCAAGTAAAGTTTTTATATACGTTTCTACATCTAACACGTTATCCATATAATCTTCAGCACCAAATAATTTTACTGCTCTAGTAATTCCTCTTAAGATTGTTCTTTTTCTATTTAAAGGACCAAAAACTATATCAAGCCCTGCTCTAGTTATTACTGGTTCCTTTTCTATATCTGTAATTTTCTTTTGAAAATTTAATAAAATATTTCCAATATCGTCAAAAGCACCTATGAACTTAGCGCCTCTTTTTTCACCAAAGATATTTAATAACATTTCTCTATTATTATTAACTTTTAAAAACT